ATATGATCAGCTCTGATTATTTTATTGAGAAGGACGGAGTAAGCCAGCTTGAAGCCTACATTATTGCCATGGAATCTCAGAAAATCATAGGCAATGCGAATAAGGTATTGCAATCAATTCACGAAAGAACTTTATAAAATATTATGGCTAAAAGAACTTTCCTGGATCATGTGAATGATGGCCGTCTTGGATTAAATGAAGGTCTTCCCAATTGCTTTGATAAGTTTAATACTATCCTAAACAATACCCAGCGGGCTACCTATTATGCAATAGGTGGCCTGCCAGGGGCTGGGAAAACAACATTTACGGATGCAAATTTTGTATTGTCTCCGTATTTCTATTTACTCTTAAACCATCTGCCCATTAATGTAGACTGGCATTATTATTCTTTTGAAGTAAGTTTGATTGCCAAACGGGCCAAGTGGACCGCTTACCTGTTAAATCAAATGTTTGGCTTAAACGTTGACAGTTCTTATATCCTGTCCAAAGGTAAAAACAGGATCTCTGATGAAGTTTATGAGAAGGTAGTAAGCGTAGATCAAGAAATGGATAAACTATTTGACAAAATCCATTTTGTTCAGGACTTGGAAAACCCTACCGGGATCAACAAAGATATCTTTAAGTATGCTCAGGCCAATGGCACTTTACATAAAGAGAAATATGCGGGCGCTGATGGAATAGAAGCAGAAAGGATTGAAAGCTATGAGGCTAAAGATCCTAGCAAATATGTACCCATCATTATAGACCACGTAGCACTGGCCAAGCGTGAAAGAGGTTATGATACCAAGCAAAACATTGACAAGCTTTCAGAATACATGATAGGGTGGAGGAATTTGTTTAACTACACCCCTATCCCTATCTGTCAGTTTAACAAAGGTATTACCAATATTGAACGAAGAAAATTTGATAAAAATGAACTCTCCCCAACGCTTGAAGACTTTAAAGACACTGGTAACATTGGCCAGGATTGCAACGTGGCTCTTGGTGTGTTTAATCCTATTAAGTACAATATTGAAGAGTACTTAGGGTATGATATCACGCAAATGCCTAATAGCTTTCGCAGTATTCATATTATGAAAAACCGGGACGGTCAGGAGTATTACTCTCAGGCTATGTATTTCCGGGGGGATGTTGGCAGGTTAACGGAATTACCTTCTGCAAATATGTTCCAGGCAGGGTTGGTAGAATATAAAGATTATCAGATACCCAAGCCAACTGTAACTGTACCTCCTGCAAATGGGGTTATTTCTTTACCTTGAAATTAAATTTTAACTAAACAACCTTAAATATATGATAGACAAAAAACCTATTGAAAATCTAAAAAAGCAATACTGCATTTTATTGCAGGAAGCTATACGGTTAATCACTGAACGAGTGTTTTTACATCCGGATCAATCCATTGTTATACATGTGAATGATGAATGTTTTATATCTGATAGAACTGAATTTGCTGCTATTACAGGTGTAAAATGGGAGGAACCTGAAGGGCTTGTATTTTTTATAACCACAGAAGGGCATCCTGACGCTGAATTTCCTCTTAGGTATTTACCTATCAATTTAACAGAAAAGTCAGATTTTTATTTGTGCCTACAAAAAATGAACGGAACAAGACAAGATAGAATTGTATTAAGTTTAGTGGACTTATATCATTTACTAGATACATTAACTACTCCTGAAGCTTTGATTAATCCTTAATTTATTTTCAACCTTAAATTTTATAAATCGTGGCATTACCAATATTAATACTTGGGGATATGGGAACTGGTAAAAGTACCAGTCTCAGAAACCTGCCTCCACAGGAAACATTTATTATCTCTCCTAATGCAAAAGACTTTCCCTGGGAAGGTGCAATGGAAGATTATGTTGCAGGTAAAAACTTTATCCAGACTTCTGATTTTGCTTCTGTAAAGAAGTATCTGGATCAAATAAATGCTAAAGGAACTCACGTTAAGTATGTGGTGATTGAAGACATCACCCATTATATGAATGCACGTATGATGAACAATTCTTTCATCAAACGTGAGGACTGGGGTAAGTGGAATGAGTTTGGCGCTGATGTGTTTTCCATTGTCATCAAAGACTTTGAAAAATTCAGACCAGACCTTACTATCATTATTATTGGGCATACAGAGCTTAAAGACAATGGCCAGGTGGGTATGCTTACAGCAGGCAAGTTGCTGGATAACTCAGTAAAGATACCCAGTTACTTTACGTATGCTTTTCATTCTCGGGTGTTTAAGACCAATAACAAGCTGGAATATAAATTCCAAACACACAATGATGGGGTGTTCCTGGCTAAAACACCAATGGGTTGTTTTGCAGATGATTTTGTAGATAATGACCTAATCCAGATCATTGACAGAATTAAAGAATACAGGTCTAAGAAACGTCCTGTTACAAAGGTTGCTGAACCTACAACTGCAGTTCCGGCCCCAATACCAGCACCGGATCCAGTTACCCCTTAAACTTAATTTTTTTTTAATTAATCAATAACTTAACAACTTAACTTAATTTACAATGAAGAAGATTGAATTTGATTTTCTGGCAACAATGGAGTTGAAAGAGGTTGACAAACCCATCAGTTCCATTAAAGCAGATCTGCAACCGGCTCAAGGAGCTGATTTCCGTTTGTTTGCTGATGGTGCTATTTACCCTTCAGAGGCTTTAATAGCAAAAGACCAGCTTGAATACGCGCCCAAAGATTCTACTACCCCTGCTTACGGGTATGATGTATTTCTGAGCAAAGAGTGGCTCCAGTATGATCACAGCAAGCCTACCATTGTCTGTATTGCAAAAGTGAGCAAGAACATGGCAAAGGTGGATCTGTTTTCCAGGACAAAATATGATGCCGATGGCAGTCCTAAAAGTTCTGTTGCAGCACAGAAAAATACTTCTGGAGAACAGTTAATCAAAATGCTGGAGGCTGTTTATTGTGAGGAAGGGGAAACCTTGTTTGACAATGGCCGCACGTGGGTAGATCTTAAAATCATGGACAAAGCTCCCATTCAGGCTTCCAGCAATGGTATTTATTTATTGCCCAAAGAGTTTATAAAAGGCAGTAAGAAAGGCCAGATTACCTATGAGCGCCGGGAGTCCATCCAGGTATTTGCACTGGATATAGTTCCTTTTATTCAACACCCTGCAGGAATTGTAGCCCAGTCTCCCAAACCTGCAGTTAAAGCTGAAGTATATCCTGAAGTAAGGCCTGCAAAAGCATTTGCACAGGAAACTAACCATGTTAGCGCTGCCCAATCAGGGGAAGAGTTTGCTGAAGCTCTGTTTGGTAAATAATCAGCACCCCACTAACTATTTTTTAAACTGTAGTTTATTTTAACCATTTAATTTTAACAACAACTTATGGCAATTCAAGTAGGAATCCGGGAAAACATCCAAATCCTTGGAGCGGAGAAAAATGACAAAGGCACACTGGTAATTCACATGAAGGAGCAACTCCCGGGAGCTGTTTCTGGTGGTGGTTTAATGGCAGATTTGAATGCTAATACAGACACCAATCTGGACAATGAAAATGGAATGATGATTTGGCCTGTGACTGTAAATGCAGAACTTCATACAGTGGAGGAAAAGTCCAAAGATGTGGTTAACAAGCTTAAAACCCTGAGGGCAAAGCTTACCCATATTTTGATGTTGTTTCTGCGCCAAGATCAAATTCAGTGGAATGCCCTGAGTGGTATTACTGTTACTGATGAAGGAGATCTTACCAGAGCTTTCGCAGACAATGAAGCTTTGGTGAATAAAGTTTATGATAACTATATCTCCCAGTTTATTACAATGATTGCCCCCCATGTTGGTCCTACTTCTCCCCTAACCCGGTGGAAATTTACCAGGGCTTCCAAGGCCAAGCATTTTGCAAACATCCCTTCATTCGCCCCTTTTGCCGAGCTTATGGCAATCCCTAAAGCACAAAGCAAACTTGCTTTTAGTAAGTATGAACTTGGTTACCGCAAGGGAGATCCAGATGGTCAGCCTTCAGGAACCAACCTGGCGGATGGTACTCCGGTAACAACGGAAAGTGCTACAGCCCAGGCGGAAGAGTTAAAGGCAGTGGAAGATCTGTTTGGTGTGCCAGTTGCTAACTAAGTCACCTGATGGACTTGTTAGAGAACATCTATAACAAGGTCGTTGACAAGTCCAGCATACTTAACCTGGTTGACGAATATACACTGTACTGTTTTTATCTTGATGCAGTTATAGAAATCAACCAGGTTATTTTATCTCCTATTAGAACCAAGAAAACAGATGTCTTACCCAGCTTTCGTATATTTTACAACCGGCATGGAAGATTGTACTGGTATGATCACGGACTAGGAGGTAAGGGAGGAGATATTTTTGATCTGGTCAAGATCTTGTTTGGCCTGGAGAGTTTCCAGGATGCCGTTGTGAAAATTAATCAGGATTTTGAGCTGGGGTGGGAGAGTAAGTACAAAGTAGAGGGACATCCGCTGGAGGCATTAAAACCTTTAACAAAAGATCCTTCCAACATAGATGCTGTATGCTATGATGATTTTACACCGGAAGGTTTAGCTTACTGGCTAAGTTATTACATTACTCCGGAAATTCTTCAGAGGTATAACGTTAAACAGGTATGGTATATCAAAATTGATGATTTGTTTAAATCACTTAGCAAAGCTGCTGGAGTAGCATTTTCCTATAGAATAGGGAAATATTTAAAAATCTACCAACCCTTTGATCCAGAGCATAAGTTTATAAATAACTATCCACCAACCTATGTTGAAGGCTTATATCAATTATTAACTAACCCAAATCGAAAAAATAAATTACTGATTATTACCAAGTCCACTAAAGATGTGATGGTGTTGACCAGGTTAGGGTTTGAGGCAATCTCCCCAAAAGCAGAGAACAACCCTATTCCACAGTTTATACTGGATACTTTAGAGGCAGAGTACGATCAAATAGTAACACTTTTTGACCCAGATGATGCTGGGGAGCGGGCTAGAGCCAGGTATAATTACCCAGGATTGTGTTTAACACCAGACCCGGTGTTAAAAATTAAAGATCCTGCAGATTATATTAAAGTCTATGGCCCAGATAAAACAAAACAGGAAATATTAAGATTATTACAGGAAGCTGATATAAAATTTGACGCTTTTTTAGATTTATTAGAGACTTAAATTTTACCCCCACAATTATGAAAGAGGACATAAAAGCAGAATTTGAAAACATTGATTTAACAGATCCTTTACAATCACTCCTGGAGGAAACCTTCAAGAATCCCTTTAATAAAACAGCAAAGGGCGAGGTATTCTTAACTGAAGAGGACATTGCTGACCTTAATAAAAAAGTACAGGAGATCATCACAGAAGCCGTAGATGAAGCCTGGGATAACTTTAAATTAGATGACGGCAGTGAAGTTCTTCCGTGCAGCTTTACTGAAATTGAGGGCATTCTTGCGTATTTGAAAGAGTACCAGGAATTACTTTCAAAGATTTCTCCTGCACAGGAATCTTTAAAGATCACTGAACTTAAACAGTGCATGTATAAACTTTCAGAGAAGCTCTTGGGCAACAAGTACTGGTAGTTTATTTAAACAGTTTTTTAAACCTTATTACTAAATTTTATTTAACAACTTACAACCATTAATTCCTTTTAATTTATGAAGACAATCAAAATTGACACAAACCTACTGGGCAGAACAGAAACTTTCAGGATCTTAGCCGTAGGAGAAGCTACCCAACTTCCTGTACTGCTTGTAGGACCTGCAGGTGTGGGAAAAACCAAGTGTTTGCTTGACTATTCCCTAGCCAAATCCGGAGGTGACAGCAAAACAGCGCTGGCCAATACTTACATTCTGGAAACAGATGAAGGCACACGCTCTGCAGAAATCAAGGGCCGGGTAAACATGAAAAAATTGCTGGATCCTCATGCACCTGAGTACACAGTACTTACTCCGGCTGCAGATGCCACCATGGTTTTGATCAATGAAGTGGATAAAGCCAACTCTGGTTTCAGAAACAGTATGCTCGGTATTATGAATGAGCGGGTACTGTTTAACGGGGAAAAGAAAGTAATCTGTAACTGGGAATTGTTCTGCGCAAGCTGCAACGTTATCCCTAAGGAAGAAGAAGGAAATCCTTTCTGGGACAGGTTTGTTATTAAGCACAAGGTTAGCCGATTGACTAAATCCCAAATGGTGCAGTATTACACCATGTCCAGCAAAGCTCCGGTAACCATTAATATTCCGGATGAGGTTGAAATAAAGGACTTTATCAATAACTACTTACCTAAAGAGTTGCTCAGGAAGTTTGTAGAACTTACCTATGATCATCTTTCAGACAGGACTTTGTCTTATGTTCCCCGAATTATTGCTTCGGTGGCGTATACTTTTGATGTACCTGTGAAAAAAGGTATGATCAAAACTGCAGAACTTCTGGTAAACCCGGAAGTGGCCAAGAAACTTGCCACCCAGATAGAGGTTAAAGAAATCTCTGACATCAGAAATAAAATAGACCTGATCAAGACTTTATCACAGTACGATCAAATTGTCTCCCAAATTGATGATGTTAAACGCTCCGCAAAAGCTGCCAGCATAAATCCGGAAGTCTCCAAGAACGAACTTCAGGAACTTGCTCATGAGCTTAACAAAGCGCTGGAGGAAAATCCGGTTTACAGCAAGGCTAATGAGAACATTGCCAGTGCCTTGAATAACTCTACAGATTCTGTAGGGTGGAACAAGGTTACCGCTAAGTACTAAGTATTAATCATTGCTTAATTTAAAGTAACTTATGAAATTTAATAAAAATACAGCATCCCGGGATAACTCCTGGGATGCTGCTCATAGGGGGGAAAGTGCCGCAGACTTTGACATGGATGATCTCTTCCAGGTTGCAGAACGCGAACTTATTAACCCTAAACTATCCAAATGGGATAAAGAGGATTTGCACGGACTGTTGATGACAGATCTTAAAGAGTTTGTGAATGCTACCAACATGCAGCCTTACTGTAACCTAACCGGGGAGGATTTTGAAAATGAAATAGAGAAGGTATTTCCAAAGTATTTGTTCTATGACACTTTTAATATCAATTACACCCCTACTGAAGGTATTAAGATGGGTAATGTGGATGAGAGCAATAAATGGTTGTTTGATTTTCTGGTCAGTAAAGCCAGTGATTATTATTTTAAAACAGTAACTGAAAGCAACAATTTTAATAGTTATGTACTCACCACAGAAATTGCCAAGCAGCTACTGGTTTTATATCATCAGCAAAATCCGGAAGGTCCTCAGGATGGTGATGGGGAAGAAGGTGATGGTAACGGCCAATCCGGAATACAGAAAATGCTGCAGAGCATGGCAGGCAGTGAATCTGGCCAGAATAAACTAGATCAGGCCATGGACCAGGCCAGAGAAAAAGCAGAGCAAGAAATAGAGAAGAGCGAAGAAACTGCTGAAAACTCCGGTGGATTAGAAGCAGGAAAAGACCTGGGAAGTTTAAACTTTGGTGAAATTAACGAGTTCATGGATTACACAGAAGCTCTTAAACACATTTCATTAAAATCAGACCTGATCAATAACTTTGTTAAAACTACTTTAAAGCTTTCTAAAACTTATTTCTCCAGCAAATACAAGGAGATAGAAGAGGAAATGCTGGAAGCAGATGAGATAGATGATTTGCTAGGTCTGGAAAATGTTATTCCCCAGTTAAAGCGTGTACACTTAGATGATATTGTTACGCATTCCAGGAAATACCACATGAAGTTTGATGTGTATGTAGATATCTCCGGATCCATGGATGACAGGGTTTACCAGGGCGGTACCAAGTCTAACATTTCTGGACTGGACATGGCCAAGATTACTTGTTTAAAATTAAAGTCTCTGGGGTATGTAGAGGATGTGTATCCGTTTGAAGGGTGGGTACATGAGCCCCTGAAAGAATCCCTGGCCATTGCCACTATGAACACCTGTGGAGGGACCAATATTAATACGGTTATCCAGCAGGTGCGTAAAACCGGCAGGCCTAGCGTGGTAATCACGGACATGCAGGACACCATTACAGAGTATGACGGCAATGTCTACTTCATCGGTATTCTGGGGGCTACCTTTAGAAATTTTAGGGACTACTCAGAAGCCGGTAAGCTTTACATTGACAATAAGCAGTGCGTCAAGTATAATAATGACAATAGTTTCTCTTACGTCGTGTAAAGATTTTTATTTAAACATTTTACCCTTTATCTTTGTTACAGTCATAACTGCATAAGGAAGTTAAGTCAATCTTTTTTGTAGTCATTGTAAATTAAGAGGGAGGGAGGTCCGGAGTAAAGTTCCGGACCTTTTTTTATTTTAAGATTTTATCTCTTAAGTTTGGTAAGCTTAACAACTTACCTCCCCATGAAAACTAAAAAATTAACCCCTTTACCCCAATCACCCAACCTTGAAAAGCCTGTTAAAAAATCTATGGGCAAACGCAACCGCTCTGCGGGGCATGGATTTGAGCGCCAAATAGTCATTGAACTAAAAAATGTTTGGCCAGCTAAATTCCATGAGTGCTGTACCTCCAGGAGTGAAAGCAAGCGCACAGATGACAAGGGCATAGATTTCTGTTATACGCCAGGCTATCAGTTTCAGGCAAAGAATACCAAAGATGTCCCTAAGTATTGGGAATTGCTCCCGGGAATGCCACAAGCAGGGCCAATCGTTAATATAATCCTCCACAAGAAAACCAAGAAGTCCAACAGCAAGTTTATCTCTCAAGGTGAATATGCAATCATGACCAAGGAAGATTTATACAAGATCTTCCAACGTCTGCAGGCTGTTGAAGTGTTGAGCGCAAAAGAATAGGTATACGTGGTTGTATAGTAGGCGGGCTTTGTTTTAAATCTTTAAAGCAGGCTCGCCTTTATTTTTTTTGAATTTATTTTTCAACCTCCCCACAATGAAAGCAGAAAGAATAGAAGTAGTAGAAGAGTTCATATTTGAACCTCCTGCAGTTCCCCAGCCCTTAGAAATTATAACCCAAGAGTTTAAAGCAGGAATGCTGACCGATATAGTTTTTACTTTAAGACTTCCTGAAGGTCTTATGGTAGATATTATACCCGGAGTTCCTTGGTTTGATACCAAAACAGTAATTAAAGCTTATAAACAATCTTATAATTTATAGATCCACATGAAAATACAACTTGAAGTTTATGACTTAAATCAGGAATTGTTTATGATGAAAAATAACAAAATTGTTACGTTCTCTCCTAAACAATTACGCATTACTTATGGCTATACCCGTGGAGGGGGCGTTAACTGGGGAGATACTAACCCTCCAGACTACACTCAAGGCTGGCCTGCCTGGATATCCTACAGTGATCGGGATACTGTCCACCTAGCAGATAGTTTAGCAGATGGATGGGTTGCTCACGTAGATTTATTTGCCACAAAAGAAGATCTCTTAAAATCACTTTAACTTATGAAAAAGATAAAACAATTAATTGAATTTATTAAAGACTTAAAATACACAGGCTGGAGTTTTCTCTTTGCCTGGTATGATCTCTGGATAGGGATGTACTTTGACAAAAAGAAAAACTGGTTATATATCTTACCTGTACCTATGCTGGGAGTAATAATCAAGTTTGAAAATCAAAATGATCTTGCTGATAAAGCTTTGCGCCTGTATTACTCTTTATCTAAAGAACAATTAGAAATTATTTACGAGAAACACCATAACAATAACCATGGCACAAAGGAAAGTTGACCTTACTCAGGAAGTGATCCCGGGAGATGTAGACCAAACGGGCAGGTGTATTTTGATTGATGCAGATTCCATCCCATTTATATTGGGATGGACTTTACAAAAACAAAACTTGTCTGTGGATGATTACATGCGGGTAATCTATGCAACGGATAAAATGATGGAAGAGATCTTACTAAACTCCGGAGCAGAAAGTTACATTGGTTTTTTAGGGGGCGTTCATCCTACTTTCAGACATATTCTGAATGATACTTATAAAGCCAACCGGGGTCAGACAAAACCAGAATGGTACAGGGCCTGGGCCAGCGTGATCCAGCACAGATTGTGTTATAAGTGGGGATTTCATACCATTGAAGGTATAGAAGCTGAGGATGCTGTAGGAATGATGGCCAAGTACCTGGGCTATGATAAAGTGATCATTGGCCACATAGACAAAGATTTAGACCAGATCCCGGGAATCC